GGAAGGTCTAGGGAAGTCAATGGCGAAAAACCTCATTCGAGAAATGAGGGATAACAAAGACTTCCAAAACTACGTATTCAACCCGACACACAAACTAGTTTTCATAAACTATGAAGGTTTTAAGTCCTTCATCGAATGGAAAACCAGAAACAGATTCAAATAACATTAACAACCCTAGCTCTCTAGTGCGGTTAGGGAAAGAAATGGAAACCAACAGAAAGGAGCATAACTGAATGAAGTATATCTTTCACTAACACGGAAGAGAATTACACAAAAATGAATAACAAGTTCTTACAGGACACCAGCTTGAGCTTACAAGCTAAAGGCTTACTTGCTGAAATCTTGATAAATAAAAGCGATTGGCGGGTTTATCTGTCAGAACTTGAAAAGAGGTCAACCAACGGGAAAAGCTCGCATCGTACAGCGTTTGAAGAATTGAAACGCAAACGGTATGTTGTGGTATTTCGTAAAAGTAAGGGCTATAAAAAAGGTTTTGAAATGGTTGTCTGTGCATCAGACATACCCATGACGGACGAATTTGTAGAATACCTTGATAAAAAGTTATCCACAGAGTTATCCACAGGTAGCCTTGAAAATTCATAGTTCGATAATTGGAATTTCCATTTAATCAAACGATGATAATTCGTAAGTTAGAAAATTCATATTACGAAAAAATCAAACGATGATAATTCATAGGTTAGAAAATCGGACACTAACAATAACTAATATATAAACAATAACTAATATATAACAATATGGTGCTACGCACACTAACCAACAACAATCTAGAGCCTACCGGCACTAACCAGCAATAATAACTAATAGATAACTATACAGTAATCATAGTTAGAAGAATAAGAGAGGTAAAAAAACATGAAAAAACTATTTGGATGGATTTGGAGCAAAAAGCAAAATGAAGTAGAAGTCTTCGAGGTAAGACCATATCGCATGATTGACGAAAAGGTACGAGATTTCAATGCAGACCACGGATTGCCATTAGATCAATTAGTGGGGTAACTCATGAAGCTACTAAGAAAACTATTTTCCAAGAAAAAACCTAAAGAGCCAGAATACTTTTTCGAGGTGGTCGAAACCCCAGAGGAAAAGAGCAAAAGGCTCGAGCAGAAATATACAAACTAACGTCAATCTTTCAGCGTGCAGCCACGGCCCTGCCGTGGAGTGTAACTTATACCCATAATTTTTCCCCAAAAAACTTTACTAAGTTACTTTTTTCCTAATCTTCCCCAAAAAGTCTAATAAAACATTGAAAAACATGACACGGTGGGGCGTTGGGTGCACGTTGAAAGCACTAAAAAAGCATGGGTTAGGGCCCATGCAAGAAAAATACACCAAGGAGATTATATCATGAAATCTTTTAACACTCAAACAGTCGCAAAAACTGGATTCACTAAAAGCAAGGCATTTGGATTGTGTGGCACGCTAGCGATTGCTACAGCTCTATTGATTGGAGCTGGGTCAGTGTCAGCAGACGAGACTGCTGCACCAGTGGCGGACACTCAACCAGCGGTGTCTAATGTCTATACGGCTGACAATGCTGGGAACATTACGGTGACACCGTCTGAAACAGTGGCAGCAGTAGAAACACCAGCGGTTGCAGAAACACCAAAAGTGTTGGCACCAGCACCAGTAGAATCTCAACCGATTGCAGAAACTACAGAAGTAGCTCAACCAGTCGAAGCGGCACCTACTAGCGTTACCAAAGTAGGTGACACAATCAATGTTGAAAACCCAAACGTTGAGGTTACTTTCCCTAATGGTAATAGCAAGTATAGCCCATTCGAAGTGGAATACAAAGATATTCAAATTCCAGACGATGTGCCAGTTAACGAAGGTGATAAGGTTACTTTCGACTTGCCTCAAGAAGTAAAATTCCAAACTTCCTATGAGTTTGACGTCCACAATCCTGAAAAAGCAGTAGTTGGTAAAGCTACAGCAGACGCTACCACTAACAAAGTAACCACTGTATTCAATGGCTACTTTAAGTCACATCCTCTAAATAAGAGCATGAGTCTAAAACTTGATGCAAGTTGGACCGATAAAGTTGTATCTGGCAAGCCAGTAAATGTCAACTTTAACGGTACTGTGGTAACAGCTAATATTGGTTCAGAGCAAGTCATTGGTAAAGATGAATTGATCGCTAAATGGGGATTCCAAGACAAAGAAGACCCTACAGTGATCAATTGGACAGCACGGGTTAACTATGCAAAGAAGGTACTTAACTATGTGACTATCGTTGATGAAATGTCAGAAAATCAAAAGTTAGTTGATAACTACTTTGAAATTAAAAACATTGAAAGTGTTGATCCGTGGATTGACAAAGGCTCAGCTATGGACTTAGTTAAGTCTATCTCAAAATCTGAGCATGGATTTGAAATCAAAATGGACCGTTTAGACCACATGATTTACTTGTACTACAAGACTAAGCTTGTAAATGCTGTTAAGGACTCAACTAACCCTACTAACAAGATTGAACTGAAAGCTGAATCAGACGGTGCTGTCTCATATACGAAGATTCAATTAGTAGGTGGTAAAGGTGATGCTAGTGGCGAGAATAAGCCAGAGCCAACGTTTGAAATTCCACACGATGCTCCAAAAGTTGACATCCCGGAATTTGAGGGTGGCATCCCCGGCATCCCAGAGGTTCGAGAGTTGCCAGAGTACACTGAACCGATTGGAACTGTTCCAAACGATGCTCCGAAATATGAAAAACCGGAATTTGAAGGCGGTGTGGTTCCTAATGAAGCACCAGTACATGACAAGCCGGAATTCCAAGGTGGCATTCCGGGTATTCCAGAAGAACGTGAGCTCCCACCATTCGAAGGTGGAGTGGTGCCAAACGATGCCCCTATCCTCGACTTGCCAGAGCTTGAAATTCCAGAGGAACCAACTAAACCAACGCCAGAAAAACCAGTGACACCGAAAGAGGTGCCTAATAAGCCTGCAGACGCTCCGAAAACTAAAGGGGTAGAAATTACCGAGGTCGTTTATAAAAACGATTCTGAGCCAAAAGAGGTGGCAAATACGACGGTTTACGGTGGTACTCTACCACATACCGGCGAAAAAGAAGGAATCGCTAGCACTCTAGGATTGGTAGTAATCGCAGCTGGTATCACTGGACTTACTCTTGGATTTAAGAAACGCAACGAAGAAAAAGGGGAATAACCATGAAAGGAAACAACAAACACATCGTATTCTACAGTGCTGAAAAGGATGGGTTCCTTGAAAGCTACAAAGATAAAGGAAACCTAGCGTTTACAGCGACTTTTGACGAGCGACTTTGGAAAGCGCTACAGCTACCATTCGAACCATACGAAAAACAAAAAACCGAACTTGATAAACTTGCCGAAGTGATGGGTTGCGAAGTGCTTATCGTAGAAGCTGAATATAACGTAACTAAACTTGACGGCTCGGACTTTGAACGCACGGAGCGTGAAGAATCCATGGAGGATAGGATTGGAGCACTCCTAAACTTATTGACGAACTAACAGAACATGAAGTGGTGGGAGGGCAGGCATTAAACATGGAACAAGAAACATACGAGGTCGAAAGCCGTTGGCGGAACAAGTACATTAATTTAGGTCGAGAGTTGGGGGAGAGTATCAATAGTCAGCAAGACAGAATTTTGTCGCTAGCTCAAGAAAACACCAAGCTCAAAAGAGAGCTTTGGCACCTAAAAAAGTCAAAGGGCAGAAAATGGCTCTAAAATCGCTTGTAACCGCCCTAAATAATCTAGTGGCACAATTCACTAGAGAGACGGTAAAACGGCAAATAACCCCCAAAATTTGAGAATTAGGGGTATATAAAAAGGATATGACATGGAAAATCAATTACAAACTACAAAAGGGGCGTATTTAACTGACTTGCAACAGCTTGACGGCGAGACGTTGAGAAATTTCGTTGACCCGAAACATCAAGCAAGCTCTCAAGAGCTTCAAACGTTGCTAGCAATCGTTAAGAACCGCAATCTTAACCCATTTACTAAAGAGGTCTATTTCATCAAGTATGGAAATAACCCAGCTCAAATCGTGGTGTCTAAGGACGCTTTCATGAAACGAGCAGAGCAAAACCAAAACTATGATGGTTTTGAAAGTGGTGTGATCTACGAGGATGAAAAAGGTGAGCTTAAAACTAAGAAGGGCGTAATCTTACCTCGCAAGGCTACCTTAATCGGCGGGTGGTGTGAGGTTTACCGAAAAGACCGAAGCCGTCCAGTCTATCGTGAAGTTGAACTTTCAGCTTATAACACGCATAAGAATTGGTGGCAGAAAGCTCCAGGTCAAATGATTGAAAAGGTGGCAATCGTGGCAGCCGTTCGAGATGCGTTCTCCGAGAATGTGGGCGGTCTATACACTGCGGATGAAATGGAACAAGCAGCACCTATCGACATTACCCCACGAGAAACGCAAGAGGATGTTAAGGCTCGTAAAATGGCACAGATTGAGCAGCAAAGACAGGAACGAGCTCAACCAGTCCAACCAGAGCCAGAACTAGTCGAAGACGCTGAGGAAGTGGAAGAACAGCCACAACCGCAACAAGCACGCTATGAGTCAAGAAGCGATCAACAACCTAACTTCATTAGCAACGAGCAACATGACACAATCATGCAACAAATCAATGAGCTAGCTCTAATTACGGGGCAAGCAACCGAAACAGTAGCGAATTACTATTTGAAGAAGTACAAACTCAATGATTTCCATGAGTTGCTAGTGGCAGGTTTTAACGTGGTAAGCAACGACATTCAAACACAAATCAATAACCGAAAGGGATAGAACATGAAGGACGTAACGAACAATTTTCTTGAAACAATCGAACCAGTTTATACACCGGGGCAGATTAACTTTGATTTTGACAAATTCGATGCAGCTATCCAAGCGGCAGTTAGCGAGCTATCAGACGAACAACTGGACCAGCTTGAATATAGTGACATCAAGAAAGAAATCACACGCTATAAAGGGCTTGACGACAAGCTAGACGCAAAACGCAAAGAGATTTCAAAAATCTATAAGAACCCACTCATAGAATTTGAGGGCAATTTGAAGAAATCACGCAAGCCATTGCAAGAGCTGGTTGACAAGTTGCGTGCAAAACGTGATGAAATCGACAATCACCAAGCAATGCTACGAGCTGACCACGTTAGATCAGTGTTTGAAGAAAAATGCGAGCTGGCAGGGTTGAATAAAGACACGTTTAAAGACAAGTACGACGGATATTCTTTGAAAAAGTTTTTCAAAGACAAGAAGATGGAACTCAAAAAAGAAACCATCGAAGAAATCGACGCTCTTGTTTTGGCTGAATATGACCGTCTGGAAGAATACAAGGCTAACGTTGCCATGATTGAAGAACAAGCTCTTGATTATGAGCTACCAGCGGAACCATACACTAGAGCGTTGCAGAACGACACACCTCTAGTCGAAATCTTGCAGCAAATGAAAAAGGACCGTGATGCAGCCGTAGAGCGTAAGAAGCAAGCAGAAGCCAAAGCGAAAGCAGAAGCGGCACGCCTAGCAGAAATTGAAGCAATGGCTAAACAGTCAGCTAGTGAGGAAATCAAGGCAGTCAATGCTGAAACTGGTGAGGTTATCGAAGACGTCAAACCAGTCGAGGAAGTGCCTAGCAAACCCGCTGAACCGTACAAGGTCAATCTTTCACTAACTTTCCACGGCGGTGAGAATCAATGGCACCAATTCGCTAAATTGCTTGATGATAACTTTGTAAATTACGAAATTCTAGGAGAAAATCAATGATTAATTCGACCGTACTCGTTGGGCGCTTAACCCGTGACCCAGAACTTAAATACACAGGTAACAATGTCGCAGTAGCGTCTTTCAGCCTAGCCGTTAACCGCAATTTCAAGGACGTTAACGGTGAGCGTGAAACTGACTTTATCAACTGCGTTATCTGGCGCCAGCAAGCTGAGAATTTGGCTAATTGGGCTAAAAAAGGTGCATTGATTGGCATTACTGGACACATCCAGACCCGTAGCTACGAGAATCAGCAAGGTCAACGGGTGTATGTTACTGAGGTTGTCGCCGAGAACTTCCAAATGTTAGAAAGCCGTGCAGCGCGTGAAGGCAGTAGCGCAAATCAAGGCAACACTTCTGGAGCGTTTGGCAACGACAACGGCTATGCAGGTCCTTACGGGCAACAAGCACCGCAACGACAAGCGCCACAACAGCAAAACCAAGGATTTGCACAAGGTGGCAGCCCATACGGTAATTCAAACCCTATGGATATCAGTGATTCGGACCTACCCTTCTAAGGTGTCGTTATGAGAATGATTTTAAATATTGAACCGAAGCCACAAACAAGGCCACGATTCAGCAAATTTGGAACGTATGAAGACCCCAAAATGAAGGCATGGCGTCGTCAGTGCTCGCAACTTATCGAGCAAGAATATGACGGACAATTCTTTGACGGCCCGATTATGGTTGATGTCACATTCTACATGAAAGCCCCGCTGAACGTATCAAAAAAGCCCACGCCAAAAGCCCGAGCTAAAACGTGGGACGCATTCAAGAAATTCATGGATGACAGACTTTGGCATGCGAAAATCCCGGACGTTGATAATCTGGTTAAATCGCTATTTGACAGTATCTCAAAAGCTGGTTACAACAAAGTTGATAAGAAGGGTATCGTGTGGACGGATGACAGTATTGTTTGCGATTTAAGAGCTCGCAAGAAGTACAGTCCTAATCCACGCATTGAATTTGAAATCAAGGGGCTGGAATGAATAGCAAGTACAAGGACAAGCTGGTTGGTGTATACGCACCGGGCAATTATGGGCACACTAGCGTGTTAGATCAGACGCAAGAGTTTTCGAAGTGGTTCTGGGCTAATCATGAAGATATGGAGTTTATCAGCGCTAAACTAGGAATCAACGCAAAGAAGCTCAATCGCATTCTGACACTTGAACAGTTACCTGATGAAGATTTGCTAAGAAAGATGGTCGAGCTATGCAATGGTTAAGGCGATTTATAGCACAGAATCCGGCTAAGGTTTTCAGAGATGAGCCGGGAACGATGATAAACATGAGGTGTAAAACCATGAAACGAAAAGTAAAAATTTTCACTGCCCGTGACACTGACGATGGCATTGATGAAGAAATCAACCAATGGATCAAGGAACATAATTGTGAATTACTGGACGTCAGAGTTACTTATGACGTAAATAAGGTATACGGCTTCATGCAAGCTACTGCCACGGTTATCTACATAGATAAAAGCGAGGAATGACATGAAATATAAAGTTATCGTCTATTATGACAATATGCCAGACAGTGAGCATATTTTCCATACGAAAAATGAAGCAATCAACGAAATGCACCGATTGGGATTGAAATATCGTAATTCAAGAATGTATACAGTGGAAATGCAAGAGGTGGAATAGGTGGATTTATTAGAGTTAAAAAAAGCAGAAGAAATTAGACAACAGATTTTAGAATTGGAAAAATTTATCAACTACAAACCGTCACCTCTTGACAAAGCTTTTATTATAAAACAAGAACCAAGATTCAGGGTGGCAATTAAAAAGAGATTCTTTTTTGATGAAAAAACTATGGCAATAACATCGGAAATTTTATCAGACGCAATCAATGACGCATTGAAGCAAACGATCAAAAATTTAAAGACACAATTAGTAGATTTAGGTATTGAAGTTAAGGAGGTGGATGAATGAATAAACCTAAAGTCGGGTCGTACTGGACGCACAAAAAGACAGGGAACAATTACAAAGTCGTATACATTGGTTTGTGGGAAGAAACGTTAGACGAATGTGTTGTTTATGTATCGGAAAAGGACAAAAAATGCTGGATTAGACCTCTTGAAATCTTCATGGACGGAAGATTTGTGGAGCAAAACGGAGGTAACGGATGAATAACCTAATTACTAAAATCAACCATTGGGCAGACGAACGCAACTTAAAGCAAGCTGACCCTAAGATTCAGTGGATGCGTATTACTGAGGAAGTCGGAGAAATTCGGGATGTACTCTTGAAACCAACTAAATTCACAGAACCGCAAGCAGCACTCAAGGACGCTATCGGTGACACGCTAGTAACGATTATCGTGCTAGCACATCAATTAGACCTTGATGTAACTGAGTGTCTAAGCATTGCTTACGAAGAAATTAAGAACAGAAAGGGAAAGATGGTAAATGGAACATTTGTCAAGGAGGAAGATCTTTGAAATTTATTGACCTATTCGCAGGCATTGGCGGATTCAGACTAGGAATGGAAAACGCCGGACATGAATGTGTGGCATTCTGCGAAATCGACAAATTTGCTAGAGCAAGCTACAAAGCAATTCATAACACTGAAGGAGAAATAGAATTACATGACATTACCACAGTCACAGATGACGAAATCAGAGCAATCGGACACGTTGACGCAATTTGCGGAGGATTTCCGTGCCAAGCTTTCAGCATTGCTGGACATCGAAGAGGATTCGAAGATACTAGAGGGACTCTCTTCTTTGAAATCGCAAGATTCGCCTCTATACTCAAACCTAAGTATCTGTTCCTTGAAAATGTCAAAGGACTCCTTAACCACGACAAAGGAAATACCTTCGAGACAATCCTCTCAGCGTTGGATGAACTCGGGTATGATG